AGGAGAATGCAGTATGACTAACCACCAATATGGCCCCAATGGCCACATCCTAGATGCCTTCCTTGAGCATCTGAAACAGATGACCGAGGCCGACTGGCTTGCGGTCTCCGCCGCATCAGACGCCGCATCAGACGCCGCAGCAGACGCCGCAGCAGACGCCGCATCAGACGCCGCAGCAGACGCCGCATCAGACGCCGCAGCAGACGCCGCAGCAGACGCCGCAGCAGACGCCGCAGGGTACGCCGCAGCAGACGCCGCATGGTACGCCGCACGGGACGCCGAATGGTACGCCGCATGGGCCGCCGTACGGGACGCCGCAGGGGACGCCGCAGCAGACGCCGCATGGTACGCCTCATGGTACGCCGCATGGGAAATTCTAGGGGCGGACCTGCTACGCGAGCGTGGCCAGCCATTCGTTTTTCTGCCTATGTTCGGCTTCGCCGACGAGCAGGCCATTATTAAACAGGAGAGCATCTAAAATGAGCGAAGCTCTATATACCATTGGCGGCTTGCGGTTTTGGACCGAAAACGAGATTGAATTGCGTGATGCCTTTCAAGCCCGATTAGCTGCGGTCATGCGCCGCGAATTGCTGGACACTAACGCGGCATGGCGGATCATCCGCGTCGAGGGGCCATGTCTGTCGCCACGAACCCAGATTAGTGCAGCCTATAGCGATGACGACTTGTTTGTGACCAATCACCATGCCGGGGGCGGGCCTTTATGCTTGCGTGCGGAGACTACGCCGTCAAGTTATGCTTGGGCAAAGCAGATTGGCGGCAAGCTTCCACTATGTGTCTGGCAGGCAGGTAAAAGCTTCCGGCGCGAAACGAATGATGGTGCCAGCGCAGCTAAACTTCGGTTTAATGAGTTCTGGCAACAGGAATTTCAGTGCATCTACCGCGCAGACAGTTCGAACGACTACCGCGCCAAGCTCATGCCATCAGTCGTTAATGAAATTGCGCGTTTCACAGGTTTAGAAACTCGGATTGTGCCAAGCGAAAGGGTGCCACACTATGCATTGAGTACTCTTGATATAGAGGCATGTTACGGCGGAAAATGGCGTGAGGTCGCGTCATGCTCTATTCGCACTGACTACCAACCGGACACGCTAGTTGCTGAATTTGCAATTGGATTATGTCGCGTGGCGACTATGGCTGCGTGTGCTAGGTATAGCAAAAACGTCATTATCGAATGGGTAAATCACCAATGCCAAACTGGAAGATACGGGCCAGCAACCGAGAACTAAACCGCCTAGGTAATCAAATTAAATAGATACAAAATAAAAAAGCCCCCGCCGGAAACATCCAGCGGGGGTTTAGTTTACGGACAAGCTTGTTTTGATTAGCGAAGTTTTGCCGTAAAGTCCACCACGTTATCGCCCGTTTCGTCCTCGTTTTCTGCCATGCGGCGCAATCTGCTTTTGTTGTTTTTGCGGGCAACATCCGGCGCAGCCCACAAGTGTTTTTTAGTGCTGTATTCCGCGCAAGACACGCGGCCTAAGTCCTTCCATCCGGCCTCTTTAAGCGCATGTAACAAAGCGTTGGGGTGAAATTTGGCGCTATCTGGCAGTTGGCTCTTAAGCAGATCGCCATAAGCTTGGAATGGTGAGGCCACGATACCTCTAGCAAACTCGCCCTTGCGCAGCTTGATTAGCGTGACAAGCGCGCTTTCGGTGACACTCATACTGTTTTCAATCATAGACCGTTTAAAGTCGGTTTCTATTGGTGCCTCATGCGGTGCGAAGGCGGACACGTCGCGTTGATAGAGCCATGTTGCAATGGCTTCATATCCGCCCGAACGATACCAACCATGCATAGCGTCCGCGTCAGGCGTAGACATGCGCCCTACGGTAGACCAGACGCAGAACCATCGGCGATCTTGGGAGGGTAGGCTGATAGGCGTGGTGTAGTTGGTGAATGCCAACACAAGTACGCGGTTGATCATCTGATATGGGTGCAGCCCCTTGCGGTTGATGGTCAGCGTTAGCGGCGGCGCGGCAATGATGGGTTTAAGTTGGTTAGCCAGCGCCCGACGCTGCGCAGCTTCGTTTTCTTGAAGCTCGTTGATAATCATTAACTCGGCCTCTAGGTCGTAACCCCAAGCCGATTGTAGGCCCTTGGTATCGACAATAGAGCGGTTGCGGAAGTTCGGACCCGACAAAGCCCAGATAAAAGGCTCCCACATGGTGTCCTTACCGCTACCCTCATCGCTGCCGTGCAAGATCGCATGGTTGATTTTCTTGGTTGGGTTTTGAAGCTTGTATGCCATTACATTTAGGCAGTGGTTGCGCTCATCTACATCGGGGATAAGGTGCTCACAATGATCCAGCCAACGGCGCACGGCGCTGTCTGACACGGGTACTGACAAGTCTAGTTGGGGGCGTCCGTTAATCCAACGGTTGCCATAGACTTCACCATCACGCGCCAACAGCAGGCCGTCGCCAGGTGCGTAAGTGACCCCGGATAAGACTTGCGCGCCCATCTGATCGCGGTTTTCATCAAAACACACGCTAGCCTCGACTTTGCGGCCTGTGTGTATCGACTGGCACGGAACGTGGCGAAACAACGCATTAAAATTAGTTCGGCTAATCTCTCGGCGGTTAGCAAATTCAAAATATGTGTCATCCGACAAAATATAGGCAAAGTTTTTGTACCAATCCATTTTTTGAACGCGGCTAATTTGTTTGTGTTCTACCTCAAGCTGCCGCGCCTTGGCTTCATCGGGATAGTTTTCATTAGGTTCTAGCTTATCAAGCGTTCGATTGTGAAGTTCGGCTAACAGTTCCTCGCGCAGACCTTGCGTAACTTGTGGTCCGCCGTTCTGATGCACCCAGTCGAGAAAATCCTTGCTACCCAACATCTGGCAATGGCCGTGGTAGCAGCAGAATGATCGGTCTAGGGGTTTATATCGAGCCTCGGGATTGCCATCCGAATGTTGCGCTTCGTTAGGGCAGACAATACCCATCCAGCCTTCGGCGTTAACCGCAGACAGGATCATGTTGTGGTCGTTCATCCAATTAACAACGCTATCTTTGCCTGTGTCGCGCAATTTGATCGAGCGCAGTTGAGCCGTGTCTGGTGCGGTTGGCTCGATACCGTGCGCGTCTAGGAACGACGGCAAAGTAATGCCGTTGTTAGGATGCCACTCAATAATCTTCGCCTCAAAATTATCACGCCCCCGCTTAAGGTTTACCGAACCGGGGATGCGGCAGTTGCGGACGGCGTTGGTTGCGCCGGGGTCGGTATAACCTGCGTCGGCAATGGCTTTAATGGCGGCAGTAAACTCCGCCTTGGTCGGCTGCACCTCGAATACGTAGCCCCACTGAAACGAACCCGGCGACGTCTCCATGATCCAAGTCGGTTGAACTAGCGGCACTTTGGATTTGGTGCCTATGTCGTCTAGCATCATGAACAGCACGTATTCAACATTCTCGGCTTTGGCGGCAGGCTTGCCATCTACAAAGCGGTCAAGGATAAATGACCCGGTGTTGATGTACCACGACTGCCCGGGCTTGATCGCGGCTGCGGACGGAATGAACGACGGAAAGGTGGCCTTGGGCGCACCATCTGCGTGGTACTGCGGCTCACCATCCTTTAAAACTAGCTTCTGACGGACCACGAGCGCGGTTTCGCCCTGCTCGGCTAGTGCCGAAACGTATTCGATGAATTGTATGCGGTCGATGCTCATTAGTCTTGATCCCTACTTCCCATATCTATCCATCAGCGTCACCTCTGCACCAAGAGGCAAGCCCCCAGCCCAGTTCGGGGGGTTACACATCACCCCCATAACACTTTCAGCCACACGTTCTGGGTCGTCGGTCTCGAACACGATCTCGTCGTGAACGTGAAGTACTACGCCCAGAGGCTCTAGCTGGCGCAAACTATGGCGCAAAATGTCATTGGCAATGGCTTGCGTGATGTTCTCGCAAGCCAAACCTTTCCACAACCTTGCTCTTGGCCACTCCTTGGCATCCTGCGCGGGCTTCCAAGCGGCCTTCGCGTATGTCACGTTGCCATCTTCAAATCGAGCAAAAGGATAGCATAGGATGCGGCCCGAAGGCAGTTCGTACCACAGGTGCAGCCCATCGTAAAAGTACGTCACCAGACCCGCCTTGAATGGTTTGCCTACATTACGCATGGCGCGGCGATAGCCATCCTCTAGAGACTGCCAGTAGCGGACAGACCACGGGTTAGCCTTGCGCCAGCCGTCAACCATGCGCTTGGCTTCATGTTCTGGCAAGGCTAGGCCGTAGGCCCTGCCCATCGCCGCGAACGCGCCCACGCCACCAGCAAACCCACACGCAAGTTCTTGGACCTTACCAATCTGGCGCTGGTCATTGGTAACGTCTTTCACAAGCACTTTGAAAGTGGCCGCTGCGTTAACCTTGTAGACGTCCTCGCCCGTTCTAAAAAGTTCCAGCTTGGCGTCACCCTCGCCAGACGCCCACGGCGTCACACGAGCCTCAATGGAAGACCAGTCGGCCACGACTAGCCGCTTGCCCTGCGAAGGCATCAAAGAAGGCCGCAACATCTGTTTGAGCACGTCGGTGGTTCGGACGCCGTAGGTGGGGACGATCTGGTGGCCGCGCACCATCGCTTGGCGCACTAATGACGGGTCGTCGGCACACTTGCGGGGGAAGTTGTGAACCTGTAGCCCATAGCTGCTAGCGCGGCCTGTTGCGCTGCCACCAGCGAAAACAAATGCGCCTCTAACACGATGATCCTCCGCGTCCGCGAGTTTCGCAGCACGGCTGAACTTAGCAACGGACGACGCCCACAAATCGTCCGCGCACTGGATGACCTCGGCAACATGCGGTGGCACTTCATCAGGGTTTTCCTCAGCAAGGGCGAGCAAGTTGGCTCGCACGGTTTTGTCGATGGACAGTTTGCCCACGTCATCTTTATAAATGGTGGCGAGTTTGATAGCTTGCGGCCCAACGCGATCCAGCACCCACTTGCGCATCTTAGGTGATCGCACAGATTGCACGGCACCCTCGGTAATCTCGCGCACAATGTCTTGAATTTCGGTCAGTTCGGCAGATGCGTAGCGCACCGCAGCCTCGGCCAGAGGCTTGTCCAGCAGGACACCTCGGTCGTTGATCCGCTCGTTGACGTGATAGTCGGACAGTTCCTGATCGGACAGCGGGCGCTGCGTCGCGGCTAGCGCACGCATGGCACGGACGTCCTGCTCGCAATATTGGATCATCTCGGCCATCAGCGCGTCGTCCTCACGAAAGGTGCCATCGCCCTGCGGCAGGCACAGCAGCCGAATCAGTTGCTTGCCACGGTGGTCCTTACGCATCCCAGCACCTGCGAACCGGCCAGCGTCCTCAAGGTTGCCGGGCGCACAGTTGGCGCGGGCCTGCGTGGCCGTGCAGTAGAACTGCTCAAGGTCATAGTCAATCTGGAGAACGTACCAGAAGATTAGGCGCTCGAAGGCGGCGTTGTGCGCCCTGATCTGCCCCTTGTGGTTCTTGACGCGGGCAGGGAACGGTTGCCCCGGCACCCACGTCTGGACATCCTCATCATCGAAGGCATAGGACATGCACAGCACGTCGGTGCTGGCATCCTGCGCATAGTTGTAGGCTCCGTAGGCTGGAAGATCGCAGCGGCTACGGGTTTCAAAGTCGATCCAAAGTATGTTCATTGATCTTGCGCTACTCGCCGGGGCGGGCATAGGAAAACCCGCCCCGGCGTTCGCTCTCCGGATTAAGCGCTGCGACGGCGACGGCGCGGTGCGTCCTCATCAGGAGCCTCAACTTCGGAGTCGGCCCTCACGTCTTCCTCGGTCGAAGCGGTATCCCCCTCCATCGACACCCAACGAACGATGTTAAAGCTGGGGGTGTAGATGCGGCCATAGGACTTGTGCTGGTAATGCTCCTTACCCAGCGACACGATGGCCACAGGCTTGGTTTGGTCCTTGTCCACCTGTTCGGCAATGACGACGGCCATATGCTGAACCGCACGCTTACCACCAACCGAAGTTACGGTGTAGCGAACATCCAAGCCTTCGTCTTCACCGTTGACACACTTTAAACTAAAACCTACCTGTAGTTCCCACCCTTTCTTAGCACCTGATGGTGCAGGGACGGGTTCAGGTAACGGCTGTGTAATGGAACACATAGTCTCACCAAGAACCTCGCCGTCGCCCCAAGCGATGTAGCCGTGGACGAAGGAGAACGGATTGATAGCCCACAAGCTATCATTTTCAATCTCGGTGTCATTCGCTCCAAACACCCAATGGCCGGTCTTGTCCATCTTAAGGAGGGTCGCACCCCCACCGTCATCTAATTTGACGGTTCGGAGGGCAGTTGAAAGCGACTGGACGGGTGGAAGTAAACCGCCACCAAAGTTAACTAAATTTTTTGACATCGTTTTATCCTACTACTGAAGTTTGGACAGAGCCGACATTAGCTGCTGTCCGATTTGAACCACGTCTGGCCGGGGATCACTCGCCGGGGCTAACGTGGAACCTGATGATACGGCGACCACTAGGCCGTCCGCAAAGGGGATTTTCGCCTTCTTAAGTTCTTTTTCAACTGCGGCAGGCGACTTTATTTTGAGGTTGTGCGCAATAATGCCGTTATCCTCCATAAACTTTGATGCGCGCCCTTCATCGGCCCACTGACGGGTCGCCCGCTTCTTGACCAACTTCCAGCCGGGGACAGGATGACCAGCCTCGATCAAAGTACGCGCCAGCGTAGTTAACTCGCTGATAAACTGCTCGATCATAGGCACCTGCTCTAGATAGTAGCCAATCTGATCGACAGGCATGGTTTCCAGCTTGGCCTGCACGGCGCGGTCTACAGCGCCAGTCAGGATCGGGCAGATCGGCTTGGCAGGACACCAGCGGCAATGGTCGCCGTGCGCCATAGGCGCGTCGGGCTGACGTGACAGCTTGACCGCCCGCAGCAGTTCGGTCTCGAAATCAGCAACACGCGCAGGCGTCGTCGTCCAGCGTCGGATGTAGGGCGGTTGCACGATCACAAGCTCAACCTCGGTAACGCCATTGAACAGCCACTCCAGCCCCGGCGTCCGCATGGCGGCGGCGGCGTAGAACAGGTGCTGGGTGTTGTCCTCGACCTCGACGGTCACGCCATCACCGAATTTCCAGTCCAGTACGATGACGCGGTTGCCGATCCGGCCTAGCAGGTCGGCGCTGCCGAACACGCCGGGCAGGAAGTCACCAAACGACACAACGCTCTCGACCGTAAACTCCATCGTCTTGTGAGGATCAATTTCATCCAATGCCTTAAGGGCGGGGATGATTTTGCAATCTAGTAAATCTTCGGTGAACTCGGTATCCGCGTACATGCGGCCAATAAACTGCGCTGGCGATGCATCCGTCTCCAGCACCTGCGCGATGATGTCGTGAAGCAGCGTACCTTCGTCGGCGTAGCTGCTGCTAGGTTGAGGCGGCATCGTATCAACCAAGGCAACCGAGCCAGGGCAGTTAATGACGCGCTTGGCGGATGAACCGCCGACAATGCGACTGTGTGCAGCCATTAGTGAACCTTCCTTTTGTGCTTGATTGACCACCGTACACGTACACAAATCTTTTGCAAGTCGGTTTACAGAAATAATTTACATGGTAGAATGGGGTATGAAAGAAAGCGAAATCGAGACGTATTTCTGTTGGGCCGTGATGCGGCTAGGCGGCGTCACCTACAAGTTTAAATCACCCACCCAGCGCGGCGTGGCCGACCGGATTGCATGTCTGCCACGGGGCGCAACGTGGTTTGTCGAACTCAAGCAACCCAAGGGGCGGTTGTCTGCGCTTCAGAAGGTGTTTGAAAATGAGATGAAGGCTACCAATCAAAATTACGTTGTGCTGTGGACCAAGCAGATGATCGACGATTGGGTAATTCATGTTTGCGCTTAAGTTGCGAGCATACCAAGAAGACGCCGCAACCTTCCTCTATGAGCGCGACCGCGCCATGATCCTAGCGCCGGTCGGCGCGGGCAAGACCGCGCTTACGCTAACGGCCATGCAGGAGATGATCCGCGACGGCCACGCCAAGCGGTGGCTTGTGGTGGCTCCCAAGCGCGTCTGTACGGACGTCTGGCCTGTCGAGGCACCCAAGTGGTCGAAGCTTACTTTAGCCCTCGCCGTAGGCTCTCCAGCGCAGCGCGAGGCGGCACTAGCGAGCGATGCCAGCGTGGTCGTTATCAACTACGATAACCTCATGAAGCTAAAGACGCTCGACGGTTTCGACGGGATCGTCTTTGATGAGTTGACGCGACTCAAGAACCCTAGCGGCGCACGGTTCAAGGCGCTCGACGCCCTGATCGACAGCGTACCGATTCGGTGGGGCCTGACCGGCTCGTTCACCAGCAATGGGTTGGAAGACGTCTTCGGCCAGTGCAAGATCATCGACCGCTCGCTGCTTGGTCGGTCCAAGGGCGCGTTCCTTCAGACTTACTTCGTCTGCACCAACCGCGATTTTGGCGACTGGTCCCCGCGACCTAACGCACTAGCCAAGGTCATGGAGAAGATACGTCCCGCCACCTACGTCTTAGATGCAGGCGAGTACGCCGACAAGCTGCCGCCGCTGCATCTGGTCGAGGTGGCTTGCGACCTGGACGACCGCAAGCCCTACGAGACCATGAAGAAGCAGTTTGTAGTCGAGTTTGCGCAAGGCGTCATCACGGCCAAGACGGCTGGCACGGCCACCAACAAGCTACAGCAGATGGCGTCAGGCTTCGTTTACAACACGACACGGACGGCAAGCGAGGTCCCCGGCAAGTTCAATACGACGCAAGACGCCATTTGGTTTAGCCAAAGCAAGTTTGATAGGCTTGAAGATTTGCTGGCCGAAAACCAGCGCGACAACACACTAATCGTCTACGAGTACCAAGAGGAACTAGCGGAATTGAAACGCCGCTACCCACAGGCCCAGACGCTGGATGACGACCGCGCTATCGAGCGGTGGAACGCAGGCAAGATCGAGATGCTGTTGGCTCACCCCAAGTCGGCAGGGCATGGGTTGAACCTTCAGTATGGAGGCAACAAGATCGTGTTCGTCTCGCTGCCTTGGTCGCTGGAATTGTTCGAGCAGACTATTGGGCGGCTGCACCGCAGCGGTCAGACCAAGCCGGTCTGGTGCTACGCGCTGCTATCGAATAAGACAATCGACTGGACAATCTGGGAGCGCCTGCGAGACAAGCGCGATCTATCGGACATAGCCTTAGAGGAATTGAAAAATGGTTGAGCAAGTCACTTGGCGTTGGTTGAATGCCAACGCGCACAGTATGACTGAACATGAATTTCAGAAGATGTTGGAGGACGAGATGGTTGGTGCTCGCCGTCCAGACATCCTCCGCCGCCTGCATCAACGCTATTCCGCACTGCGAACAGCACGGGAGCGTGATACCTTGATGGCTCTTCTAGGCATTCATGCCGGAGCGCAGGAACGCACCGAGCAGAGCCGTGAAGACTAGCTGCGCGGCCAAGCCTTCACGGTCAGCCTATGCCGCGTAGCGCAGTCTTGATACGCGCTAAGCACTGAAACCTCCCACTCTAGGCGAGCGGGGTCAATGGCTGGTTGCGGCGGGAGCGGCAGACTTGGGCACGGCGAGGCTAGGTTCGCCGGTAGCGACATTGGCGTCACGGACACTGTTGACGAGCAGGCTGTACATAGGGTCAGGCAAAGCGCAATTAGCAGGAACAGCGGGAGCAGCGGGAGCATCGCGGTAAAATTCTTTGATCGTGTTGGTACGCTGAACATTGACACTGGAAACACGCCTGCGCTCCTCTTCATATTGTGCTGACAGGACATCAATCTGCCCCTGCATGACTATGCGCCGCCCCTCTGCGGCCTTGTAGGCTTTAGCCGCAGCAGACTTGGCCGCGCCATCTCGGATAGCGTAGCCGTTGATGCACCCAAGAAAGAATGCGCCAACGACGATGCATATAATTACGGCCAGATTGCTCATTGACTGATATTTCCGTCAGGAATCATAGCCGCGACCACTCCAACAGCCATAGAGACGTAGGACCAAGGCGCGGCTAGGGCAGACGCTGCTGCAACGCTAGTGCCGATCAGCAGCCAGGTCGAGCGTTCGCTAAGACGGGCTTTGATAAACTTAAGCATCTTTCGGTGGGTCCGGATAGGTGGCTGACGGGAGTTGGATGTGCGGGGCGTCTTTAAACTTCTTCCAATCGTAACCGAACTCAGTCTTGACGCCAACATCTTTAGCAGCCTGCTTGAAGGCCGTTATCAGCCGATCATACAAAGGCCAATCCCAACGAATAGAGCCTGCCACGAGCGGCGCTACGTCCACAGCGAAGCCGTGTATGTGACGAGACTTCATGGTCTTGGATGCGCCCGAAGCAAATAGCTCCTGCTGGCGCTTGACGGTACGCAAACCTTCAATGACCGTAAAGTCTAAAGGTGAAATTTCAAGCGCCCGCATGACGACCTTGACCAGATCGGGATGGACGCCAGTTAGGTTGAGCCGGGATCGTTGACTTAGCTGATATGTCATAAGTATCCTTACTGGGCTAGGGCGTTACTGTTAGGGTTGTCCGGTGCCAGAGCGTTGACGGTGACGGCAGCGGGTGCAGACCACCATGCGGGATTAGCCAGCGCAATAGCGGCTTGGCGACGTTTTGCAGCAGGCACACGCGCTATCAGTTGGGCCAAACTCTTGCCCGACTTAAACGATGCAATGAGTTCGGCTTCGACTTCGGGCGCAATGCGGAGGTCTTTTACAGCGGACGCTAACCTTGCGGCAGCGGCCACTTTAGGCTGCGCAAACGTACCCGCAAAAGCTAAGATTTTGGTAGGGATCGAGCGGTCTTTTTTCAATATCTCCAGCGCCGCAGGGCCGCCGATGTTTGCTAATTCGCCTGCTCGCACATCTAACTCAAGCTCACCCGCAACCTTTTGCAAGCCGGTCATACGCGACGGACCCATTTCAGCGCCCATTTCTTTAACAATGTCGTAGCTGCCAGGGCCAAAAACTTTTTCGATGGCGTCTGGGTTGTCGCCCCGCACCAGTTTGACAAAATCGTTTGGTGAATCCTTGAGCATCTGCATGGCCTGGGCAGACATTTGTCGACGCTCGATGTCCTTCATACCAGTAAAGTAGGCGTTTTTGTAATCAAGCCAACTTTCGCCGCCTGCTTTTTTAATAGCATCATCAATTAAAGGGTTGATTTTGGTCATGACAGCGGCGGCGGCTTTGCGCTTGGAAGACGGGTCCTCCCCGCGCAAAAGCGCGTTTATGGTATCGCTGACAGTATTTTTTTGGATGCTATATAATGCTTCAGCATCAATAATGCCGTTATTATTTGCTGCCCATTCGCTGACGTCGGACAAAACCGCACGAACGCTTTGGCTAACCTTATTGTTGCCCGCGTATTTATTGTCGTTCAGCATTTGCGTCAAACGCGATGTGAGCGCGTCGGTGTCGATAGGCTTAAGCCCTGCCTCGGAAATGTTGGCTGCAATTTGCTTGGCGTCACGCGCAGCTTTGCCCGCAACCAAGCTCTCAGCAGCCGACCGTTCCGCTTGATCCTTGGCAACTCTTTCTACGCGGGGGAGCGATTTGGCTGCGACAGGTGCAAGGCGTTCCATGCGCCGCACGGTTTCAACATCCGTTGCGGCTTGGCCTTCAAGACGCCCTGCTTGCGCTTTAAGGTTAGGGATGTACTTTCCCCCAATGTTGGCGTTGTTCAGCGCCTCTTGGCGCATGGGTCCAGTCAGCGCGTTTAAGCTATCTTTGGCCGCTTGCTGCGAGGCCAAAGCGGCGGTCTGGTTTGGTCCACCTGCCTGCGCGGCTAGCACGTTGGTGCGGGCTTGCGCCTGCTGCTTAAGGATAGGCGCGAAGGCAAGCAAGCCGTCAGGGCCTTGCTCGATAGCGGTTGCTAGCCCCACAATAACCTGCGGATTCTTGACGCCCAGCGACTGCAACTGGGCTTGCACGGCATCCTGCGCCAAGAACTGCTTGGCAGTCATGCCTTCGGGTGCGCTGTTCAACAGCGCAATGACGTCGGTTGCGTTGGGGCCAAGCGCCTTTTGAACTGCCGTGGCCGCAACATCAGCGCCTTTTTTGCCAAAGAAGTCTAATGCTCCTACGACGGCCTTGCCAAACGGTACGCCGACGAGGGGCAGCGCAGCGCCGATGCTTGCGCCTGCGTTGGGGTCTTGCCCAGCCACGACGGCGGTGCCCGCGCCCGTGGTTGCGCCCGTGCCGCCACGAACGAGCGCGTTGGCGACTTCGCCACCCATAGAGGTTGGCTTCATGCCTGTACGGAAGCCGCCAGTCTCTAAGCCTGCGGCAATGGGCGCAGCGTAACGTGCAACAGCAGGCGCGGCTCTAGCCAACGCCTTTACGGGCAGCGCTAAGGCCCCACCAATAGGATAAGTAATAGCCGCTTGCATAGCCAAACGAGCACCTTCGGCGGCTAGACGGTTCGGTGTAGCCGCTTTATATTGTGCTTCCTTTTGGTTCTTGTATTCACGGGCACCAGGTAAGCCAAAGAGCGCGGGCGCGCCTTGCGTAAAATCTTCAACACCGCGCTTTGCGCCCGAAAGGACAGCTACATAAGGCTGTATCGTTGCGCCTAGCCTTGTGGGGTTTTTGGCCTGCGATTGCGCAAACGCATTTCGCGCAACGTCGAATGTGTCTCCAAGCTCACGGACTAGGCTGCCCGGCGGCAGGACGTCGTAGCGCGTGGCTTTGCGGCCTTCGGGGATGCCGCTAGACGCAGGCTTGTTTGACTTGGTGTAGTCAAGCATCACCTTGTCGATTACCTGAGGCGACGTGCCGTCCGGAAACTCGTGAATTTTACCGTCAGCAGATTGAGCGCGGATCGGCATATCACATCCTTTTCCCGCTTGCGTCGTACCGAATCACGTCGCCCGCTGACGGCGCAGGCGCTGCTGTGGGTACAGCGCCCGTCTTTACACCAAACAGATCGTTAAGCGTTTTTTCTAATTCTGGTGTCCAAGCCTTTCCAGCGCGAACTTTGCCAAGATTAACAAGTTGTATCAAGCGCTCTCTTTTAGATGCCCGTGCTTCCGGACTATCCGAAAAAGTCGGGATGTAAGATTCATATTGACCCGCAAGCTGTTCTTTGTTGTACGCCGCACCCGTGGCTAGGTACAATAGCCCGTCTAGCATGTCGCGCTGCGCGGCGGCTACAATTTGACGATCTGCCCCCCGCGTAAAATTTACTGCGTTTTTGGTAAATGGAAGCGCCCCAACAGCAGCCTCAACCGCCGAGGGGGCATCCGCTTTGGGTGATCGACCGGTTGCGCTTTTAATTGCTTTAGCGGCCATTAGTACGCGGCCTATATTGTAGACTGCGGATTGCTCATTTGCGGTTAAGGGCTTGCCCGAAGCAGTCGGACGTGCGCCACCGCCACCGCCACCGCCCGAAGCAGCCGGACGTGCGCCACCGCTACCGCCACCGCCCAAAGCAGCCGGACGTGCGCCACCACCACCGCCTTTCATGCGTTGATATTCACGTTGGATTTCGATGTTGGCTTGGGCATTTACTGCGGCTTGAGCGTTCTTTAGCCCAAGTTGTGCTTTTTGACGAAGGTCTGCAAATGCAGCGGGGTCGTTTGCTACTGCGGCAATCTGAGCACGGGATTGTTCGATTGTAACGCCGATGCGGTCGAAATATTTTCGTAGCGTTGGATCGTTATGATTCTGTTCAGTCCACTGCATGAGTTGTTCAGGCGTCCGCACACCCTCCAACCGGAACCGCGCATTGTCCATCGCGGAGCTTACGTTGGCGTTAAAAAGTTTCTCGTTAGTTAGAGACCTGTTTTCGGCTTCTTGGATTTCTTTTTGTGTGCCTGGTATTCTATGGGCCAAACCGTGCTGCCGCATAGCACTATATAAACGCTCTGGATCAGGTTCACCTATCGTATTTCCATAGCGTTCTTGGAGTGAATTATAGACCGCATCTTCTTGCGCGGTGCGCTGTGCCAGCGCGTTTTCGTTCCGCGCATGTTGCATAGCCAAAGCGTTGGATTGCATTTTTTGATAATTTGCATACATTTCCATCGGGTCCGCAAGCGCAACCGAGGGCTTAAAGCTAAGGGCAATGCTAGGATCAATAGGCATCTTACCGTCCTTATTCAACAGTAGGTCACTGCATACGCTTTATATACTGCATACCCATATAATTGTTCATACCTTGGTTCAATGCACCTGTTAGGGCATTGGCCTGTCCAATATACCCCGACGCACGAGCATTGCCCGCGCCAATAGCATTTTCACCTAATGATTGACCAAGACTTCCTGCGGCTTGCGTAAGTATGTTAGCCCCCGTCTGCCCCGCACCCATTAGGCTCTGAAGCGGGTTGAGTTGGTTAGCGCGGTTGGTCTGGTAGCGGTTAAATGCGTTCATGTACTCTTGGCTACCCATCTCCTGACCGTAGCGCTGCGCAGCCTTCATAGCGCCGCCAGAGAGCAATCCACCGCGAGCAGCGGCTGTACGGTCCAGTGCCTTGTTGCCTTCGGCCAGCCGGAAGGCATAGCCGGGGTCTGTCGTGAAATCATTCATAGAGAAGTCGCCAGCATATTTGCCGTAGCCTGCGTCGCTAGGCGATCCCGACAAACCAAGGTATTGCAGCAACCGATTCTGGGCGGTAAGGCCCGCTTCACGAAACGGGGCTTGCAATTCGACCTGCTTGTCGAACATTTCGCGTTCGAGCGCGGAAGCCTGCGCGGCGGCTTGCGTTTGTGCCTTAGCAGCTTTGCTAGCCGCCGACGCGCCCATTAGGCCACTCGCTATTGATGCGGCCCCACTGATAAAAGCGGCAGCTATGAACGCCATGAGATCGCCTCAACATCTTGCGGTTTTGCTATGTTCCCAACGTCAAACATAGCATCTGGATCAAATTCTACCAATTCGTTTTCTGCGTCTTCAACCGTAGTGGTATCCGTGCGGTGAACCGTAACGAAAACGGACGGCTCAACCATGAAGATGGCCCGCTTTGTCCCCGGCTTGCTGCTCAAGATACACGGAGCCGTTAGGAGTGTAGCGTCATCGCCTTCGGTTACCATAATGGACCCCGACAGCAGCATGAAGAAATGCTCTTGCTTGTGGACCTTGCCGACGATCAGAGCGCCTTGAGCGCTGCGGACCTCACGGCAGTACATCCCGCCGTGGAACGTGTGTGTCGTCTCAGGCTCGTATTGCTCGAACTTGGAAATGGTCTTCTGGAGCGCATCGACCCTGCCGCGCATGTTGCGCGGGTTGGGTACGGTGAACTGGTATTGAGTTACGTCCACTAGCTAATCTCCCGCCCGCTGGCGCGGATGTTGATAGCCGAGGCTGTTCCAGCAATCGTCGAGATGAACCCGCTAGCCGCAAGCGCCGCGCCGACCAACTCAGGGAACGTGTAGGTCTCGCCAGCCTGCAACGTCTTGGTCTTGACGATCAGGTTCTGGTTGCCCGCCGTGTCCGCATTCGTGACCAAGTTGACGCTGATCGTTGCAGCCGACGCGCTGTAGTTGGTGGCCGTGAACTTGTCGATCAGCGTCGTGACGCCCGTCGCGGTATACTGCGTCGTCTGCGTGGCCTCCGCAATCTTGGCGGGGATAAGAACCTTAACGGTGACGGTCATATTGGTTAGCTCCCAAAAACAAAAACGCTAGTTAGTCCACTTTGAAACTAATCGCGGCCAGTGTTGTGCGAGTAGCGTTCAATGCGGTTTGCGCCACAATTTCGCCGTTTGTGGAGACGTAAACGCTGGAATAGGTCGAGTTGTTGTAAACCAAAAACGGCCCCTCAACCTTGGTGGGTCTTTGACCAACGGGCAAGGTTGCAACCACCGTTCCAGCCGTAACGGTTCCGTTTTTAATTGATCCAGTAACGTGAACGATATTGTCTGCATCAAGGTAAGAGGTAGGCTGTTGCCATGTCGCGTCATAAGCCACCCAGCCATTTTGCAAGGTTAGATCAGCAGCCGGTTTTGAATATCCGCTGTTAGCCGTCACATAGGCCAGATTGGCGTTAATAGCCGTAACTTGCGCGGTGGTGGCACCATAGAAAATGTTGCCTGTAAGAATGGCTCCAGTTGAATTTCCAAAAAAGTCTTGGAACCGAACGCCTCTTTTTTGCGTATTGCCGCCAGTGTCCGCAATGGTGTTGTTGACAATGGTGCAGCGATTGGATGCGATATTGTTTGGCGTGTTGGCTGTATCGTAAACAAAAACGCCCACGTCGTGAACATACCCAGTTGGGTCTGGATCGCTTACCGCGTTGATGCCGTTGTTAAGAACCTTGTTGTTAGAAACGGTAACGTCAGTGCTGCGATATACGCCAACGCCTTCCCAGCCGTTAGATAGACAAAGATTATCGCTAACAACGCTGTAATGGCTTTCACTATCAACAGAAATTCCAACGCGGCCATTGCCGCTAACGCGATTGCCTATAAATTGCGCGTATGGGCTAGTAAGTGTAACGCCCATTCCGTCAACGCCGTTACTCTCGGCCACGTTTCTCAAATAAGTGGCATTTGTAACCGTGAGGCTGTTAATGCCATATTGATCATTGGAATTGGTCGTGTTGAGCGCAAAAAGAATAATGTTTAGAACGCCGCCAAATCCACTTGCAATCAAGCCGCTTTCGCCGTTCCCGTTTGCGGTGTTTTGAATAGCGGATGAATAGCTAGCCGACGGTCCAAAAACCAAACCATATCGACCATTGCTGTTTAGCGAGCACAGTTGAACAGTGTTGAACGTCGCCCCGCTGATCGACACGCCATCTCGCAGATTGCTTGAGCACTCGCAGTTAAGAACATCAAAATTGGTGCCAGTGCCTACTTTTGCGATACCGTCCAAACGCCAATCGGTTGCCTTGACGTTTTGAATGGTAATGCCTGAGCTACTACCCTCAATGCGAACGCCCATGCCGCCCGTCAGGTTTCCGGCGCTGTTCCCAGTCAGGGTTAGATCAGAAATCAAAACATTGCTGATTCCGGTGCCGTACAGACCATAAGTGTTCGTGCTGGATTTGTGCTTGATGATGGTTGCGCCAACGCCGTCACCAACAATCTTTTGACCTGTTTTGAGCGTTAGCTGCCCGCACAGATAAGTTCCCGCAGGAAAATATACCGCAAAACTTGCAGTCAAAGCCGCCTGAACTGCGGTTGTGTCGTCAGTTACGCCGTCGCCGGTCGCGCCGAAATCCTTAACGCTGACGCTTTCTTGCAGTTTGTCATTTACAGTTCTGGCCGTAGCGCCCGCTAAGAAGCCGCTAGAATTGGACTGTTTAAAGCCGACAAGCGCATCGCCCAGCGCGTTGCTGGTCGTGCTGGCGAGCGACGCTAGGACGTTGGCTTCGAGGCCAGAAATGTTGTCGTAAGTTCCAATAGTGATATCAGTGCTGGTCTTAAGCACAAACTTATAGTTTACGTTTGACGTCAACCATACTTCGGCGGGGATACGACCCGCCGAATCCAAAATAATTGGGTTGGCATTGGCCGTTAAGCCGGTGTTAGACGTGTAGGTAGGTTGCGGGGTCGTTGTCCCCGCTGCGTAGGTGTACAGCTTACCGCCGCTAAGAGGAACGCCCGCATCGCTAAAAAACTGCCATGCAGCGCCCGCAAGGGGAGAAAGATTTACAGCCATTTTTAACCCCTAGTGATTAGCCTTGCGGTTCCTTATAGCACGGGCCGTAAAAATAAAAAACTACGCCGCCGCTGATTCTCTTAGACGTTAAACGTAACAGTGCCGGTGATAACTGCGCCGGTTTGAGCCGGATACAGTGAATTGTATGTCAGGAGAAAAGCGTTTGCACCGCTAGTTCGAATATTTCCCTGAGTGCCTGTAATGTTGTTTTCTCGGATCGTCCCCACGCACTCATCGGCAGACGTAAACGGAAGATTGATCTGTAAAAACGATGCGCCCGTGCCATTGTTCGTAATGGTGAATTTGATGATGGCAGTCACCAAATTGCCGATCTTCGTATATTTGGCCGACTGGACCGTATAGGACGTGATTGCGCCGCTGCCAGGCGTAACCGTCAGCGTCCATGTCCCTTCTTCATAATCGTCCAGCGTGTTGGCATCTGTTGACGCGCTCTGCGTCGCAGGGAAGCTAATGCCCGACCCAGACGCGGACGCGGCGGCTCCACCAACGCCCAGTGTGGTCGTTATGGATGGCAAGGTGGCAAACACCAACGGCCCGCTTCCAGTCTCGTCCGTCATTGCTGCGGCTAGGTTGGCGGACGATGGAGCATCGGCCCAAGTCCCCACGGCGGCGACGGCAAAGCTAATCGTTCCAGAACTCGTAATGGGACCGCCAGATAAGCCAGTCCCCGTTCCAACGCTTGAAACCGTGCCGCCAAAATCCATAGGCAGCGTCTGAAGGTTTTGCCAAAGGTCAAGCACAGACAAGGATAGGGTAGCGATAGCGGATTCAGCGTTGGGTGACGGGTTGTCTACGACAAACATGCTTGGCGTGATCTCAAACGCCGGGCCTAACTGAAGATCTTCCAAACTGACGGCGGTGGTGCCGCCACCCGTCAGCGTAAACAGGTTAAGAAAAAACCTGTACCATTCACGTGACATTAGCCCCGTGCGATCATCAATGAAATTGACGCGAGGAGCGGGAATGTTGGTTATGTTTTGAACGCTAGGCATTGGTGCCGCTAATGGCTAACTCGGCCCCGACAATTTCTATCCTAACCGGATCGGTTCCTGATACTTCGTAAACCCTGTCTCGTAATTTGGTGGTCATACCAAGCCTACGCCAAATTACGCGCTTGCCATAAGTACCGATTGCGCCGGTAGATTTCCAATGTTCGTTAGACCAAGTATGCCCACCATCGTCAGACCAACGCAACATAACCTGCGGGTTTGAGCCTTGACCGTCGTTAAGGCCATTGCCCGTTTCGCAGTCTAATTGAAGGTTATGCTGCACGGTGCGTTTTAGGTTGTTTTCACCAGTCGGTAGCGCCCTCCACGACCGAAGCCATTTTTGAGGCTGTCCGTTGTCGGCAAAAACCTCAAGGTCAAAAGCGTAAACATTTCCGTTTTCAAAATCGCCAATAACCGTTTCGCCACCAAATGCCATTTGGCAGTTACCACGGTGGCGGGTAAACACGCCATTGTCTAGCCCGGCCCGCTCGTGCCAAGAACCCGTAGCTACATCATAAACCCACGTTGTGTTGGCGCTAGGGAAGACCAGCACATAGAAGGCGTGACCGTCTTGCTGATAGGTGTACGCCAGAGCGTCGCTGATGTTGGCGTACTGTTGGATGTGCCACTCGACGGCGTGAGTGCTCACGCGCTGCCCTGTGTAGCCATTGGCACGATAAACGATACCTTTACCGCGAGCGTCGCTGCCAAGCCAAAACAGGCCGTTGTCGAGCTTGGCGACTGAATAGGCTGCGGCGCAGCCGATCTCGTTGAACGCGCCTTGGATGCGTGTCAGGGGAAAATCAACTAACCCCGCGTCGTACCAGACCTCGACCGAGTTGGTGCCAAACAGCCAAGCCTCGCGGTGGTCGATGATTAGCGAGACCAAACCGTCTGGCGAACCTTCCGCGCTGGCAAAGTCCAGCGGGTCGGTGGACGTACCATCAAAAAGGCTTGTCACCCAGACGCGCTGGCTGTTCGGCTCGTTGAACACGAAATATCCGTCAAGATAACCGACCGTTACTGCGCCGGGGAAGTCGGGATCGGTGATTTGCGCGAAAGCCGAAGTGTTAGAATTGTAGATGTAGCTAGGGCCGTTGCAGGCAACAAAGAGTTGGATGCCGTTGTCTGACATGGACACGGGGGCAGTGCCGGACACGTCACCTATCTTTGTGGCAACCCAAGCCGAAGTGACTTGGTACAGTTCCGCTCCAGATACGACATACCCAAAATTACCAAACTGCCACATGCCGCGCACGGGGCCAGTTCCACAAGTTGTCAACAACCGAAGACCGGGCGCTCTGTTTAGAAACGCAGGTTCTTTGCCACCTTCGGGGATTATTTCTGGAAATAAATTAACCATATTGTTGTCCGCAGCGTTTACGCTACGGGCAACGTATGCTGATCCAAGGATAGGCGATTTCATTAGTAGTTACCGGCAAAAATGTTGTACCGCTGACGGGTACCTACAATGCTATATGGCAGCGCCATGACGTCATCGGGATTATTAATGCGCTTAAGATTGCGCTTGGATACCATAGCAATCCGCGAAACCTGCGGCGATGGCTCGACGCCGAACTCGGCAGCAATCTCGCAAGCCAAATTATAGCGGAACGCCCGCAGATAGCCGGGGGGAAAAGTTAGGTTGGTGGCTAGCGTGGCTGGCTGGTCTAGTTCCGTAACCGAAATGAAGTGCCATTCCAGCACTTTCGTAGGCACGGGATAAACGTACATATCAATGTTTGGATTGTCCATGTTTAACCAGATGACCTGCGGGTAGGTGCTGGTCACGGTCTTAACGGCGATGCCATCATACTGCTGCTGATTGATGATCTTGATGCCGTAAGAAATTCCGCTAGCCGGATCACGAAAGTACGTTGAATCATCAAGTTGAATAGGGCGGTTGCCCACAAAATCACCCGTAGGGCCAAACGTACGGCTTATTTGATTTGGAGGCCAACTAAACACTTGGTCTTGGGTTGAGAATGTTGAAAGGCGTTCGGTATTCCACGAATCAATCATCTGGTTCATAGCTTCAAGTGCGTCTTGACATGTAGCGGCAGACGGGGTTTCACCTTCGGCGAGCATACCGAGCAACCGCAAAGCGCCGTTAATTAGTTCGCCTGCCGTAGTCATATTAGGCTCCTTTGTGAACCGGATGCCGAAGATGGGTTTGTGTATAAGCCATAAAAAGCAATTCGCCCTACGCCGCAAGGGCGTAGGGCAAAGCTATTTTAGTTAACGCGATACAGCGTGTAGGTTGCATCGCCGGTTTTGTAAGCGAGGAACTGCGCCGAGCTTGTAACAGCCACAGTAGCCGAACCAACAAGGGTCCAGCCAGTGCCAGCAACAATCGTCAGCGCGCCGGAAGACGTGCCAAGGTTGATAATGCTCAAACCAAAGGTGCTACCAATTTTAGCGTTGGTCAGCACGTTATCAACCGAAGCAGCGGTGGGCAACGTATAGGACGCAGCCGAAGTGCTTGGGTTAGCAACCAAAAGACTGCCAGTTATTTGGGCGGCAGTCAGAGTTGCGGTTGCGGTTGCGGTTTGCGGATCAGACATTTCGCCTAGAAAAATTTCGTTGCGATTGCCATCACCGATTTGGTACCCGCCACCAACTGAAGGAAGTGCCATGGTGTTTCTCCAAGAAAAAGAAGGTTATGCCCCGACTTAAGCCGGGGCATAAAGATTAACCCCAAATGCGCGTAGCCAATTGGGGGCGAATAACAGAATAGCCATACAGCACGTCAATACGGCACGGCAAACGGTCGTTGTTGATGTCGTATTGACGGACAATCCGGAGCGAGATGCCGTTGTGAACAGCGCGAGAAGCCATGTCCACACCGTTTGGCATTAACAAGTCAGCCGTAGCAAAAGTGATTGCGTCTTTCTGATATGCGAGGTTTTGCGCGTACTGTGTAGCTGCAGAACCAAACATAGTGACAACAGCGCCAGATTGCGGGAACGAATCCACAGTGGCGAGGGCGTTAGACGCAGTGTAGATGGCTGGCGAAACGGTAACAGTGGCTGTGGACGAACCGGAAGCGTCAGCAGTCACAACGAATTGCTGAAGCGAACCAGTGGACTCACGGGTTTGCGGGTTGACGGCAAAGACGCCAGCGATGGTGAACACGTCGCCCTGCTTCCAAGTTTTAGAAGACCCAGTGAAAGACAGCCCAAGCGTAGTTGTGCCTTGCGTCGAGATAGTCGAAGTGATCGTAATGGCAGTACCCCAGTTGCCGGTGGTATGCTGCTTGATCGACTGAGACATGTTAATCTCATTAAACCCAAGAACACCAGTACCCATCATACCATTCTTGAACTGTTTGCTAATAGTGTCAGTTGGGTTGAACAGGCCTTTTAATCCTTCGACCAAACCAGCGTTGGCGGCTGGGTTGACGGTAGCGTAGCGGGAATCCATCATCGCCGCGTTTTCGTTAAGTTTTTGCTGTGCGGCAAGAAGAACAGCAGACGTAGCTGGCGTGGTGCCAGGAGTGCCGACCGACGAGTAAATGTTTTTAAATGCGTTGGCGACGTCAGCGTCGATAGTTGAAGCCAATTGGCTAATACGCGGTTTCAAAACACGGTCGGCGAAGTCATCCAACTGCATGGTCAGTTCGGCGGAGGTAAAGTTTACGCCGACGTGCTTTTGCTCAGACACGCTCAGTGTGGTGAACTGCTCGTTGTCATCCTGAACGCTCAGGGCGGCACCGCTAGTAACCAGAGCGCGGTCGGGGAGGCGGATACGCAGCGTGGAGCCGACCTTGGCACCTTCAACAGCAAAGCTGTCATCGTACTGGCGGTTCACATTGCGTGTGAGCACTAGATTATTCTCTAGAATTTCTAGAGACTTTCGAGTGATCATGTCGATAGTTAGAAGCGAATTGGACACAGCGTGTCTCCTGAATTAGTGGTTACGTTGCGCCTCGAACTTCTTGATCTGGCGCAGCCGTTCTTCTTCAATCCACTGCGAAACCGTCATGGTCTTGATAGACCTAGGGTCCGTCGTATCATATGCAGGTGATCCAGAAGATCGGGCTGTAACAGGTGCAATCGGTGCCGGGGCAGATGAAGATCGTTTGATAGGTGGATTGTTAGCCAGATTGGCCTCAATTTTCCCTATCTCTTTTGCCTGCAAGATCGGCGGCAATTTGGAAATCCGTTCAGCTTCTTTTGGGTTAGTCCCTAGGTGATAGGCAATATCAGGACCAACGTCGGAATACTGAATAGATTGAGCCATTACGTCTGTGATGGTTAAGTTCGGATTATATGCGACTTGTTCAAAATCATCATACTTGTTCCGAGCTTCCTCTGCACGGTCGTGATAGGCTTCGAGAATGCTAGACTGTTGCCGTGCAGCTTCGCGCCGTGCGATCAATTCTTCAGCCTTACGTTCCGCTAACGCATCTAAGTAAGCTTCGGTAGTTTCGAAATGATCCGGCAAAGGCATATCAGACGATGCTGATTTGACCTGTTCTGCTGCGCGCTGAGTTTGCTCTCGCTCCCATTTGCGCTGTTCTCTTGCAAGACGTTTGCTTAGGATAGCGTCAAGTTCCTCTTGGGAAAAAGTCTTAAGCGCTTCGGCTGCAACATCTTCCGGCGTTTGATTGTCTACAGCATCAAATGCCGCCGTGGCATCTTGATCTGGCGCGGGTATCTCCGCTTCGGTAAACTCAGTATCAGACATGTTTAACCCTTAAAGAGTTCCTGACGAGCCGCGTCAGTACGGTTAGTGACTAAGTTACATTACCTAATGCAGTCTGGCAAGATTAGTTAATTGCGTGTGTATGCTAGAGGCCAAGCTGTTTTTTGATGTAGTTTGCAAAAATTGTCAGCACGACGCCTGCGCCAAAGGCAACGCCTATTGCCCAATGGTACGTGTCTTGAAGTTTGCGAACATCCGCGATTAGTTTTTCAATGGTTTTTTTTAGGTCCGTTATCGTGTTTGTCAGTGCCTTGATCTCGGTTTCGGCAACGGCAACCCTTTCGGACAAGGGCGCGGACATCAATCAAGCTCGCTAGGGCCACCAATGGAATCCATGCGAGCACGGCGCTTATGATTAGCCTGAAAGACATCCCACACCCCCGGACTAAGCACACAGATCAACTGGCCAAAAAAGGTCACGTTTAAGACAAGGACGCGGGCGTTGTAAGCTATCTGGTGCTGCCAAAAATATTGATAGGTAAGGTTGGTGAGCGCCTGAATTGCCAAGAGGATCATGAGACACACTTTCCACCGAGCGCGCTCATGGCGCAGTGACTCTAGCAAAAACACGGCAAGGACCGCGTCGCATATTTGAGACCACAGCATACTGTCGGGCGGCTGGCCAAACACGGCGGCAATTGTGGTCGCGCACCATGTAAGGCCTAGGAAGGCCGCTGCGCCGAGGGTTGCCGGGCGGACGTTTCTGTCCACCAGCATGACGAACGCAAAGGTCAGGATTGCCGCCAGACCCGTTGCGGTCAGATTCGGCCCTATCACCACTACCTCTTTTCGCCGCCGACGCTTTTCAGCACGGGCGTTGGCTTTGGCGTTGCGCGGTCGGCATGACGGCCAACAAGCTGCAATAGGCCATGGGCCTTATCCAGCAGGTCTTTGATTTCTTTGCCCGCCTCTGGATCACGCGCGAAAGCTTCATTATGGGCCTTGTGCGCCATGTTCAAGCCAAATTGGATAATCAGGGCGGCGGCTTGAGCCTTGATAAGAGTTGAGGTCTTCATGTGATTTGCTCCATTGGGTTTGAACTTTGCCAGTCTTCGGGCAGTTCGTCGATCAGGTCTTCTGGTTTGATCTTAATCTTGCCAGACTGATAGATTTCGGCGGAAACCTCGACCGGCTCGCCGTCTTGGATGATCGTGGTTGGCAGGGCCTGCTCGTCTGGGATGCAGATCGCGACCTGCTGG